TGGCTTGTGGAGCTTACTGGTGGAGAGCCTACGCTTTACGAGGGTATAGACGAGCTTCTGGACTGGCTTTCCACGGAAGGGTACACGGTTCACATTAGAACCAATGGTATCGTCCCAGTGGAGAGTCGTCAAGGGCTTAAACGTATCGTGGCGTTCCACGACTTGCAGAATCCCCCTAAAGTCTTCGACCACATACTTATAATAGACCAGATTGAATCCGATGAAAAGATTAGGTACTGTCTGGAACACAGGCTTCCGTATACAGTCATCGGCAAGGATAAGTCCGTATACGACAACGCTACTCACGGATTCAAGTATATTGCCTATGTGGAGCCGTCCTGTCATCACACAAGATGCCCCGCAGCCCAACCAGTCCCAGATATTAAGGAAGTGAATGGAAAGATGGTCGACGTGACCAGACTCGAATATGAACGATTTAGTGTATCGCTCTGCTGTGCACACTGCAAGGCAGCCGTCGATGCTTGGAGATTTTTATGAATGATATAAACTTGAGTGATATCTACACTACGGTGGGTAATGTTCTGGGTACACCAGTGGCCCTAGCATTCTTCTGGGTAATCAATAAGGTCAAGGAACTGAATATGAAAGTGAAGATGCTTGAAAAGGAAAACGCAGTGTTCAAGCAAACACTGTCCGACATTCGCTCCGATGTAAGTTTTATTCGTGGAAAACTGGAGAAGGAGTAATTAAAATCCATCGTAAAAGTGATTCGTTTCATATATAAATATTTTTTTTATAAAAAAAAAAAAAAAAAAAAAATAATTCTTAAATAAAAAAAAATTATATAGTGAAACGAAGTATTTTTACGATGGATTTTCACTACTGGCTATGGAGTTTTCAACTATACAACTCCTCTATCAGTCTCAGTTTCCCCAGTTCTCTCGTCAGTATTGTCGAGAACAGGGGTGTCGCTGTCTGACTCAGATGGAGTGGACAAGCCTTCGAGTGAGTCGTACTGTTCTTTGCTTCCACCATAAAATAGTTTCTCCAGAACTGGTCGGTTTTCGTCGGCTTTCTGAGTCATCATCTTGTTGAAAGAGGCTACCTCCGTGAATCCTTCTGCGGGTTGGTTGTACTCGCTCACGAACACAGTCTTACCCATATCTTTCAAAACTTGCAGCAACGTCCTGAACATAATGAAAGAGAACTGCTTTCCGTTATAACCCTTGGTTCCCGCATACGGTGGGTCAAAGTAAATCACATCATACTTTTCGAAGGGGATATCGAACATACTGCCGCATACGAAATCCAGTTTGGTTTTGGACTCTCTGGAACGCATGGTGTTCTCTACTTCGTGGAATCTATTTAGATTGGTTGCCTGCTCCAGATGCGTCAGGTTTTTAAGCTCGGCCTCGCTCAACTTGTCTTTGACCAAACAGCCCACAAAGTCTCGGATTGCCTGTCGCCGCTGTTCCATAGTCGGGAGCGAGATAGCATTGTGCATCAGAGTCTTGTACTTCGTTCTGGACTCACCCCACAAGTATTCCATTCCATTGAAACCGAAGCTGCAAGTGTATCGTATTAGGAAATCGTAGAGAGTCTCATTACGGTCTCTGGCTGCGTAGAACTCCTCCTTGCTCACCACAGGGAAGTTTTCGTAATCAATCTTTTCGAAATCCACCATCGTGGCTTGCAACAGTCCAATGATGGCTTTGTTTATGTCATATCCAGTAACCGTCTTGAATTTACCAGACAGCGTTGCGGCCTGAACGATGGCCCCGCCACCGCAGCAACAATCTACGAAATTAGTACCAGACGGCAGTGCGGCGACAATTCGCTCCGCAATCGTGTTTTTTGAACCCTTGTAGGGCAGTCCATATACCATAGTCATTCTCCTATAAAAAAAACCCTCCCAGAATGTAGTAATTCGGAGAGGGCTTGACTAGGTATTAGGGAGTGAGTTATCTTGGCTTGCCTATTCCGTCAAGGTGCGACCTGTCAATCCAAGAACCAGTCATCGCACGATGGATGTAGTTCTCGGCTTTCTGCAAGTCCACCTCGACAGTTTCGGGGCCGCCTTTGAGACCGCTGCGGAGCAGATACTTCAACGCCTGAGCGATATTGTATCTCTGTTTCGGAGTGAGGCTACGCTTCGGATTTTCAATGACTTCTTCCAGAATGTCAATGACTTCCGTCTTGCCTCCCTTGTAGTGGTCTGGGTCGCACAGGTCTTGAACACTGGGCTTTAGTTCTGGATTGGATTTAGCGATGTTCATAGTGTTATAACCAAGTTAGGGAAAGACTTAAAACCGCCGCTGCGAGCCAGTAAACGGACATACGCAGGTCACACTTCACGATGTACGGCACTGCTGATGCGACATCCAAGATGATAAGTATTGTTGGGAAAATCTTTTCTTTCGGCATCAAGCCTCCGTGATGATTGTGAGTTCACAACGACCGCCGAGTCTGGCGAGTTCGCCCATTAGCTGAGTGAGGGCAGCCTTGCTTTCGGTCAGTTTCAGAGTCGTGAGATTGGCTCCATTCCCAATGAGAACACAACCGTTCGAATCCTTGACGGTGTTGCCTTCATGGATACGAAAACCCCTTGCCGCAATTATATAATCGTTCCAGATGTGCGGACGAAGTGAGCGGAACTTCGGTGAGTAATTCACTTCTACTCGATAGACCCCATCTGGAAGAAGGTTCGTTGCATTCTCCAGCGTGAAATATGTACCGATATTCGAACCTGTGAGTGTGCCCATAGCGACGGCACTGGTCTTTTTTACTCGTCTAAGTTTTATCATTTTAACCTACCTTGATGATGGTTTCAGTTTCTTCAACTGGTATGTTGTACTTCACGCATTCTGGAAGAATGAACTCTTGGAACAATTCCTGACTTCGGAACCCGTTGAGTTCGCACTTCTCCAGAACTACGTGGTCCTTTGAACGGAGTCTGTTGCTGCGTTCGTCTAACTCTAGCAAACGAGACTTCATATACTCAACGGAAGCAGTGAGTCCATAGCTTGTGGTGAGTGATGTGTTGTCTCGACTTGCTTCGAATTTCAATTTTTCGAACCAGTTCTGGATTGTTGAACTGGCGTAGTTGAGCTGTTCAGGTCTTGCATCTGGGTCGAGTCTAATCAAGTCAATTCTCGTGCCTTGCGGAGTCTCCATACAGAAGCCGTCAAAGTTCAATCTAGGATTAAACAACGAGCGGAGTATGGGGTTTTTCAAGGCCCCGAGTACTACCGACTGAGGTCTGATAGGGATATTGTAAGTTCGCTCGTCCTTTGCGATATAATCAAGGAGCGAGTGAGCCATTTCTTGTTGAACGAGCAAAGCCTGACCGTTGTAGACGTTTCCGAACAGTTTGTTCAGGTAGTCCTGATTCTTTGTAAACTTGTTCATAATCAAGTGCAGAAGGTTAGAACAATGGAAGTTCTGAATTCTACGCTTGATACCAGAGTCGTCAAAGTAGATGTACCTATTGGAACTAATCACAAAGTTCTGATATGTTTCAGCAACGATTGGGTCTACACCCTTGCCTTCGTACTGGAAATTGTCTCGACCAGTCATAGATTTAATTAGTGCCTGCAACTGCTTACCGTTGTCGGAGTCCTCGTATTCGCTGATAGACACCAGACGCTTTCCGAGAAGACTGATTGTGAATCGGAGCTGCTGAGTGGAGAACGCAGTAAACGAGTCTCCAAACATACGATGCAGAAGACTGATGAACTTAGACTTACCGTTGCCTCCAGCGTCGAAGTCGTTCAGGTATAGAACATAACCAGTGGCACTATTAGGAACACGAACCATAAAATGCACAAGGTTGTATAAGGCAACCCAGTCTTCACCTGTTCCACCAGCCACGAGAAACATAAGGAACATAGCCCTGCGAAGCGAGATGTCATTTATCAACTCCTGATTAACAGTGGTCATCTGGGAACAGACATTTCTATACATCTGTCCGTTACGAGTGAAGAAACCGTGAGGTTCGTCCTTTGCGAAACTGGAAATGATTTTAATTCTTCGCAAGTTCGGGGCCATCTTCGTGAAGACTCCATCATACGGCCCATCATACGGCTGTTTACGAAGCTCTTTGAGTCCGTTGAACTCCTCGCTTGTACCGTTTGTGGCAACTCGTGTAATCAGAAGTCTTGCGGCAATGATGTCATCGTCAGCTTTGAGACCTTCAAGTGGCATAGTTTCGGCAGAGCAGTTCCGCATCTTGGGAATGAGTCTGAAATCCCCATCTCTGTTTCGGTAGATGTTCTGCATGATGAAGTCCACTTGTTCGTCGTTGAAGTAGAGCGGTGTCAGGGCCATAGCGTCCTTACCACGGAATGCTTCGAGAACTTCTCGGTCACTCGGTTCCATATCCAAGTAAACAGAAAGGAGTTCTCGCTGCTGGGCGTTCTTACTCACGGCAATCATCGTCTCTATGATTTTGATATAGTTCTCACTCGGGGTCATCTTATCGAAGTCGATGACGTTCATTACGACTGTCTGCGACTTCTTCGGGAACTGACCCAGAATGTTTAACACTTTTTGAAATTTACTCACGGTAGTTTCTCCAGTTTGTAAAGATAACCAAACTCACGACTACCAGTCTTCGTCAAGTACGCACCGTCTTTAACTCTCACTGGTTTACGGAAGCGAAGTCCGTTTTCGGTCACAATAAGGGTCTTGGTTGTTATGGTGATTTTGAGGTGATAGGAGTCCTTACCGTACACAATCTGCTTCACACAGAAGTTTTCATATTCGGGTTCAACACTCACGTGCGTCATTAGTGTACCTCAGTCCAAGGGTATAACAATTTGGAGAGTTCGGAAAGAGACTTTGGTGTCTTGATACCCTTTGCACGACGAGTCTTCGTGTCGCCCAAGAATGTGGTAATCAAATCCTTTCGACCCCAGAGCCAGAAGTTTTCGTCCAAGTCTCTATGATACTGGGTGTAGTCAATTTTGTCCTTGTACTTCTCCAAGTCCTTAATGTCAAATGCGAACACACCATATCGACTTTTAATACTTCCGTTACGAGTATCCATTAGCGTGTTAGAGAACTGGATTGTTCCAGCTTCGGGGACATCACGAGTAGTCCACAGGAAGTAGTAGTTC